GTGTTATTGCTAATTCGTGCAAATACGCGTCCCTGGTGATCGTATTGGAATATAACATCCGATAGATCGCAATTCTTAAACGCGTCCGCGCTTACTTGCTCGCGTATTTCTTGCTTATCGTCTGAATATAAAACATATGGTTCGTTGTATGTTGTCGCGTATCCACGCACAAAAAAAGAACCCTCATCCGGATCCTTTTCATTGTCTTTTCTTGCTTCGAGTATCATATTACGATACTGTCGCCCGTTTTCAATCTTCTTCATTAGTTCCATCTTCTTGATCTCCTTTTGTCGTTCCGTCCTCATTTAATTGGTAATATTCGCCGCGAATTGTTCTCGCGTCGCCGCCTTCAACCGGTGCGAGATTCCACATGGCGCGAATTTCGTTAATGCTCATAATGCCGCGGTCGGCCATCTGTGACGACATACTCAATTTATCTTTATTTGACATATATTGTAATCGGTTTGCCGTAACTATGATTTCGGCTCCGTAACTACGTTCAATGTCTGTATATAACATTTTTGTTAAAACATCCGACAATTGAATACTAAATACTTCAATGCAACCCTCATAAAATGCGGACCATGTATCGCCGTATGTCTTATTTTGCAATACATCCTCATTGACGCCGAAATAGTTAAACACGTTTTTCTGAATTAAATTCATTTGTTCTGTGTCAATCGTAAACGGCCTGGATTCGATCTGTTTTATGTTGGTATACGAATTCGGGAATAGCAACAACCCGCCGCCACTTGATTCGCGTGACAAATTCTCTTCACTAAATCTTTGACGTTCTTTTGCAAGATCCGACGCCTTTGCAAAATTGTTGGCCTGGGCCATAAATCTATATGTCGCCGAATTTTTTATTGCTTCGGTGATTCCCTGGTTTTGCATATCGATCAATTTCATTGTATCGTCGAGTGCGGTGTTAGCGGTTCCAAATATATCGTCTTTATACTGATATTTTGTCATAACACCACAACGCGCCAATTCGATCGCGGCCGTCTGCCCGGACATGAATTTATATCTTAACCAGGGAACGTTATTCGTTGTCTGCAAGATCTCACATTCTGACGGCAAAACCGGAAATATTCCAATCGTTTCGTTATGCGCGTCGATTATCGGCACTATAAACGCGGTCGAGTGCATATCAAGAATTGTTGATACTCTATACAAAAATTGTCCCCAGGTTTGAAAACTGTTCGGCGACTTTGTTAATTTTGTTTTTAATAATGGTTTCGCCGCGCCTTTAATCTCGACTTGTAGTTTGGATATATGTCGCGCTCTAGCGTCAACCGCACTCCGTACCAATTCATTTTCGTACAAATTGCCGTTCCAGGATCTGAACGCCGGAGTATACGCTGTCATTGTTTTCCAATAACTATTCAAATATTTTTCTTGCGCTTTTTTTGTAAAGATTGAATCAAATAAACCCATTTTTAATTATTCCTCATTTGTTAATTGTCCGCCGATATCTCCAAACCATTTTTGACGAACTGTCATAGCGTCTGCAAGCGCGGCCATCCCGTCAATATGATCCATTGGCGACAATTTAACCAATTTTCCTCGGCCTCTCTCCACCGAAAATTTTATTGCCGAATTTAATAAATGTATTTTTAATAAATCATTGTTGCCAATATGTATTTTTTTATCTTTCATCAAACCTTCGAATTCCATCAAAACCGGATATAAATTGTCACCCTGGTACACGTCATCCATGTGAAAACCGTATGTTTTCATGTCCTGGACTAAATATTGAGCGGAATATCTATCAAATCCGACTTTTAGCGGATAGATCTCGTATTGTTCAACTAAATCCGTAAACCAATTATAACAATCGTGATAATCGATATAATTGTCTCCGGATGGCCTTAACAAACCGCGCTCAATATAACTATTATATGGTAATCCGTCGCGGCTTATCGCGTCGTCTATGCGTTCGCCCGGCAAAAAGAATTGACAAAAAACATACAATTCGCCGTTCTTTTCGATAACAACACAACACGCCGTTAAATCTGTCGTTTGCGATAGATCCACGCCCGCAACGCAATAACAACCGCGGAAATCTTCAAGATTTAACGCGTCTCCCGCTGCCGCTTCAACAATCGCGGATCCAAGCCAGGCTTGACTCGAATTTTGTTTAATATTGCAATATTTTGTCATGAATTCGGCTTTTTTTGATAACGAACCCTCTGCAATATTAATTTCTTCAAGCAAATAATCAACCGAAACGGACACGCCTAAATTCGGATTTGATTTCCGTAATTCGTTTATATCGTTCCATTTTTCAACGTCGTCTATCATATACAAAAACGGCGCGAGTCTTGTTTCTTTTGAATCGCCTAATAATACGCGAGTGCAACGTTTCATCAATTCGTCATAAATGCCTTCAAATTCATATCCGGCCGTACTGATCGACATTATTAAAGGTTGTTTTCTTGCGCCTACGGAACTTTTTATTACTTCATAAAACTTCAATCCGGAATCCCCGGCCCAGGATGCGATCTCGTCCGCGATACATAACGACACGTTCAAGCCGTCGCTCTTTTTAGCACTAAACGCCAACGGTTTCGCCGTCGCGTTATTATCCGGTATATATATATCCGTTCTACGTTTTTTCGCTATTTTATTTAATTCCGGCTCTTGCACTATTGATTGATGAAAAGCGTTAAAACACAAATTCGCTTGTTCTAATTTCGGCGCGGCGAAATAGATCCTCGCGCCGTAATCATCCAAGAATGTCATATATTCTGCAACACCGGCCGCGAATAATGTTTTTCCGGATTTCCTGGCGACAATTATAACGGCCTCGCGGAATTGTCTATTATTGTTTCCGTCTACAATTCCGAACAATACCGATAGAATTGCCTTTTGCCATAACTCAAGTTTTAATAATTGCGGGGCCAACGTTCCCTCGTGATGATGAACAAAATTTTCTATAAATTTTATGGCCTTATTTGCTTTTTTTTGCGAAAAATAAAAAGATTGGTTTTCCAATCCTTTCACAATGTATTCATACCATAACCGGATCCATTTTCCGACTACTATCTCACCGCTAACAATTCCCTGGTAATATTGATAAATATAATTAGTCATTTTCTAAATCTTCCAATAACGACTTTAGTTTGCTTTGTCCTCCGTCGTTATCCGATAATGATTTTAATATATTAATTAACGTTGAAACGGTACCATTTGCAGCGGTTGAGGTTTTGTTATATTCCGATATAGCAGGATTAGTATAAATGTTTTTTCGACCCTTAACATATTCCTTTTCTACTGTTGGGCCTTCGGCTTTTATATTTTTTTCTAATTCATTAAGAATCTGCATCTGCACTTGATATCTCTTAAAAGTAGTAACAAAAAAGAAATTACTCTCGACACCTTTCTTTTCGGCTTCTTCAAGAATCCGTTCTGATTGTTCTTGTAATGATAATTTTTTTGCCATTTATAATCTCCCCTTTGTCATTTATTAGATGCTTTCTTTTTAATCCAATAATGCAAGCGGTCTCATCACCATGCTTTATTTGTCCTTTATATGTTTTATAAGCCTGTGCGCTTATTTTCTGCGTTTTATATAATTCATCAAGGATTTCATGCGTTGTCATTTAACAGCACTGCCTTTTGTCCTGTAAATGATTCCCATCTGTTTATAATTACATCCACATAATGAGAGTCATATTCCATCATATAACAGTTTTTATTTGTTTGTTCACAAGCCATCAATGTACTTCCGCTTCCACCATATAGGTCTAATATATTCGAAGCGTTCTCACCCCATTGATTTATAATATCAACTAATAGTGTGATAGGTTTTTGTGTAGGATGAACTCTATTTCTTGCATCTTGTGAATTTTCACTTGATAAAAAACCGAACCAATCATGTCTTAACATTCTTCTTTTGTGTTTCTGTTTTGACCAACACAATTCAAATTCTGAACCTATTGCATCAGCTTGACTTGGTTTTCTTTTATCCCAAACAAGCCAACTTCCATTATTTTTATTTGGAAGCAATTCTGCAAAATAATCCGCTCCAAACAAAAACATCTCTTTGCAATTTGGGAAATTTATAAAAAAAGTATCTATCAAATCACTTGTAAAATCCTCATTGTCACCTTTTACTTTTTCATATTTGTTTCCTTTCGTATGATTTTTAT